GTGCTCGTTTAAAAGCTCACTTGTACGTGTCTCAAGCTTCATCATTCGGTTTTCTTCTTCAGCCTTAGCTAATCGATCTTGCAGCTCTTGTCTTTCCTCTGCTTCTTTTTCTGCCTGTGATAGCTTAGACTTACGAAGTTCTTCCTCTTTTTCAGCTTGAAACTCTTTTTTTAGCTTGTCAGCCTGCCTTGCAAGCCTTTTATCAAACATGTCATCCAGCTCTTCTTGAGTGATAGAAAGCATCTTAGTTTCGTTTTTTTCATCATCTCCAGTATTTTTAGAAGTTTCTGTCCCTTCGCTTTGACCAGTTTGCTCTGTAGCTGCTGCATCATCTTCAGCAAATCTTTGTAAATTAAAGTCTGTTAACAATTGTGTTTCCATTTGTTACCTCCATTTAAAGTCCGTCGACTGTGTATTCCATGGTTTTCTTTAAAGCCTAAAACAAGTAAAAAAAGGCATAAAAAAAGACGGTATAAAAACCGTCTAATTTATAAAATTAAGTTGTATCCCTTCATTGCCTTCGACCCATGCAAGCCAATCCTTGTAGGTCATATCCCTAGGCACTCTCACATTCTTGCCATTAGCATCACGAGCAATCCTAGTCCTGCCAGCCTTATCTGGCCTGTACTTAACTGTTGTTGTCCTACAATGAGGGTGAAAAGGTGGATAATTAACCCCAACCTTAGCATCATCTATAGGATAATGCTTACCATCTTGATTTTGGCAAATCTTACTAGTTCTCATATCAAGAGTAGCCAGTATCTCATACTCATCAATGCCTAGTTTCTCATAGGTCAGCTTGTCCGCTTGACCCTTTATATAAGCAGACTCAGTAAGCAGCAATCTTCTTGCAGAAGCTCTATAGTTTTTGCCAAACTGCTTGGTAATCTCTTGAGTTAACTTATCAATACTAGTCCCAGCTATAATATTCTGGGCCACTAGTTGCTGACACTTATTAGCAATATAATCAGCATTGTTCCACAAGTTGGTGCTATAATTAGCCCCGCTCCACGGTATCTTTAATTGCCTATCAATTTGAGCCTTAGATAAACCCACATTGTGTTCACTCATCAACTCATAGACCTTAGGGTTTCTATCCTTGTACTCATCGTACATGCCTTCATAGTAAGTACTTTCTAGAGACCTTTCCAAAAGCTCTCCAGTGCTATTATCGATATCTTGAGTAAGTATAGCTACATTAGCCTTGATCTCAGCATCTAAAGCTTCAAGTCGCGTAATTCTAGACCTCATAGTTAAAGTATTAAGCTCAAGCAATAGCTTTTGGTCGCCAGTCACATCAATACGCTTCATATACTCGTCCATAGACATACGCCACTCTAGATATTCGCTACCATGGATTAACTCCATAGCCTTATCCATAGATATATTGTTTTCTCCAGCAAACTGACTGTAGAGCTTCTTGATATCTTTATTTATGCTAATACTAGCATTCTTGTATTGACTAGATAATAAATTCAAGGTCTTTTCAGCATCATCTAAAACATTAGTAAGCCTTTGCTCGCTCCTATCTTTCCGGTACTTCTTGCTCTTCTTTGACATTATTATTATCCTCAGCAAAATTTCTATAAATATTCATATCACTTTCAGCTTTAGCATCATCTTCTTTTTGCTTTTTCTCCATTTCAGCAGCTGGATTTTCAATAAAAGGTAGAATTGAAAGTCTAGTTTCAGTCGATACATCTTGTGCGAGATTCTGTACGATTTGAGTAAGCTCTAAAATATTTTGAGGTAATACATCGCTAAATACCATTTGGATCTCATTTCTGATTATCTCGTGATCACCCGCCATATTTAGATAATTAGCAATAAGATCCATACGCTTAATCAATCCCTCACGGAAAAACATTTCTTTGGTGGCTCTAAGTTCTTCTGATGTCAATAATTTAAGCTTTAAGCTTACTCCAGGCACATTAGTGCCAAAAGACTCATCAGTAAAGTCAGGAGTAAAGCTAAACTTGTGTATATCTTTATTAAGCCTATGCTTATAGTTTTCAACCCAAGAGTCATTAACATTTTTAGTAAGCCACTCAGCCTTACCATCTGCATCATTAAGCAGGACCCTATTTTTCTTAAGTTCCTCTATATCCTCCTTGGAGGTGGCACTATAACCAGTAAGCACAAGGTAAGCATCAGAAAACTGGTCCATATCATTAAGAGTATTGGATTGCTCACGGTTATAAGCATCGATTAAAGATATAACTTGCTCAAAATCTCCTTGCAATTCCTCATTATTCTTATAGTGGATTAAAGGCACTGCTCCAAAAGGATGCTCACGTACATCAGTCATAACAAAGTTGTCTACATCATCTTCGTTGTTAAAATAAAAAACGGAGTCTTTATCATAGATCTCCACATAAGTTATAGTTTTATTTAATTTACTATCGAGATAATATCTAACACCGAACTTTTCCGACTCATCAATATCAGTGCCATACACCAAAAAAGCATTATCTGGTTCAACACGCTTAAAGTGAACATTGCTGTCATCGCCAAACCATAAAATCTCATAAGATTCGCCCTTGATAGAGTTGGTCTTAGCTAAAGCCAAATTTTCTTTAGCCTCATTGTTAAAATTACAAATATTTTTATATTCTTCCAAAAACTCATCATCATCCGTATGGTCCTCTTTAGTAGCGTTATATTTAATGGCGTTTCCCATAAAGTAACCAGTTGAAAAATCAGTTATATATTTAGGATAAGGAGCTACAACCTTATTATCCCTATCCTTAGATGCTCCACCTAGATCTAAAATATCGTGGTCACCCTTGTAATACCTTTTAAGCCTTTCATAACGACCACGCTTGTTTTTATGCTGCTTGATAAAATCTAGAGCTTCTTTAATCTCAAGAGTTTCGCTATCAGTTCTATACATTTATCTTCTCACCCCACAATTCTTTTTATAAAAACGAGGCTTCTTATTAAGCCCCTTATACTCCTCATCAGTTAGTAATCTCTGCATAGCAATCCTATACTTTTCCTCACGAGGATACTTACAAGCATCAATCAACTTTCTACAACATAAAGCCTCTTTTTTAGTATAAAAATGAGCATGTTGCTCATACTCTCCATGCTCCCTACGCAATAACCACGGTCTATCCAAATTAGGTAAATATTTGATTGATAACTTCATTAAAATAACAAATCCTTACTGATTGACTTAATCGCTCTTGATTTTCTCCACGGCTCAACTCCATATCTTAAAGCAGCAATAGCATCATCAAAAAAAGCTACAGGCTCATCTAGGTATTCAGAACGCTTATCATCGTATTTCCATTTCCACTGGGATAACTCCTTGATTAGGTTAGTACACGATGGATGTATGTAAATCCTACGCTCCTTAAGCCAGTTGATTTGGTTATTAATATAAGTACTACCAGTCACTTTTTCTTTTTTAACTGCAGTAGCCCTAAAACCAGCCTTTTTCCATTCTTTAATCCTATCAGGCTCGGCACTATCACAATACATAGTAATATCCTTAGCCACCTTGCCAGTAGCTAGGTCTATAATCTCACTTGTAGTTTTTTCATACACATACAATTCATTGAGCACGTAAATATCATCATCTTTGTTGGCAATTGTTAGTGTTGCATTTGCATGGTTGAAACCAAAATCCATTCCAATCGACAAATACTCCCAATCAGATAAGTCTTGGGAAATATCTTTCACTTCCCAATTATTAAGGATAAGGCCTCCAGTCTCGCCCCATTCTCCCAATCCATAAATCCTATAGCCATCTGGATCTCGCTCTTTTCTCATCATCATGCGCCTATGATAGGCCTCATCTATAAATCGGTTAGTCAAGTAAGTAGAGTGATGAGTATAGATATCAGGATTAGACACATCAAAGTATTTACTCTTAATCCAGTGAGTAGCAGACACAGGGTTAAAAGTCATTGTTATCTGATAAAACAAGTTAGGATTAGCAAGCTGACCTCTCAAACGGTCATCTAGGATATCAATATCAGCCTCAGCCAATTCCGTAGCTTCCTCAATCCATATCCAAGTTAGCTTTCCAGTCTTAAAGGTTATAGACTTTACTTTCTCCCTCTGTTTATCATCTTTCATGCCTCTAAAAATTATCCTATTGCCAGTCTTTAAGCACTCCATAGATAGAGGGCTTTGCTGTATCTTCCAAACTCTATCCGACTGACTTCCAAACAAAGAAAAAACAGCACTCTGCAACTCTGCAAAAGTACTGTCTCTATTGGACTCATCTACTTTTCTCACAACAAGTAAATTAGCTCCTTTATATTTAGGATTTGAAAGTTTTAAAATATAATCAAGGGCAATGTTGGTAGATTTCCCACTACCAGCAGACCCTTTAAGGATACGATAACGCTTAGTGCAATTATTAACTGGTTTAAATACTGGATTAAGACCAACCTTTACAGTCTTTTCCGCAATCACTCATCATCACCATAATCTAGCTCAAAATTAAGAGTAAGGTCAGATGATAGGTCTACCTTATCAGTCCAAGACCCATACCTCTTACCAAGAAGTTCTGCAGCCTTAATCCTATCCTTAGCCGGGACTCTCACCGTCCTAATTTCCTGCTCCATATTTCCAACATTTACTAAGACTTCCTCCGTTTCTTCATCCCTAATTACTCTTGTCAAGTACTGCAATATCTCAGTCTGACTAGCAATAGACTCTGCCTCCAGTTCTTTCATCCTGTCCGCTATATACTCTTTAATTTCAGCCTGATCCAAAAGCCTACTACCAGTCTGCTTAGCCGACCTCTTAGAGTAGCCAGCATCAATTGCAGCCTGTGTTGCATTACCACAGATGATATATTCATCGGCAAATTTTTTACGCATCACTGATAATTTTTTAGACAAACATACCACCTCCAATCTATCCAAACATAAAAAAAGAACTGCTATTACTGTAAAGGTTAGTACTCTATATAAAAACAAGAATTTTAGGAGAATTTTTAAAGCATAATTTTACCAACATAAAGAGGTTTAAGCCTGAGGTATAAAGCAATAGCAGTTGTTTTTGTACGTTTGGGATAAAAAAACAACCACTCAAAACCAAAACAACAACCATAATGATTGCTGCCAAATAGTAACCGCGGTACTGAGCAGTTGTTTTAAGCAAACTAACACAATATTATTGTAACCCATTAAGCGACTTTAAGTGTCGCGTTATCTGTCGCTTTTATTGTGGATACACATCATCAGGAGTTTTTATGTATAACTCTTCAAAAATATATAGTAAAGCTTTATCAGATTTTCTTTTAACTGTGTCCTTAGCCATATTAACTTCAGGCCCTAGTTTTCTTAGGGAGCTTGTTTTTTCAATCCATAAAGCGTCAACCAGTTTCCTATCCTCATCATCCAAAGTACTTAAGACCCTCTTCAGGGCCCTAGTATCCAAGTCAATTCGCTTTAAAAGCCTCTCTAACTCGATTATCTTATCAAAAACATCAAAGTACTTATCCTCTTGAGAGCTACCCCCACCTTGCACTGGATCCGTGTTGCTCAATCCCGAATTAGCATCTATCATGCTACTACGCAACTCTTTAATCTCATCCCTAATTTCCTTAGCCAGTTTATCTTGTCTTTGTAAAAAACTCAAGTCAGATTTTATCTTATCAAGTCTCTTAATCCTAATGTTTTTGTTTCTAATGTAGTTGTAATTAATCAATCAGCCACCTCATCTTGCATCTCTTTTAAGTTTTCACCCCTTAAAGCCAGCAAATCTATTCCCTCAGTATGTAAAGAGGTAGGCACCCTAGTATCGATATATTCCCACCACTCAGACCCGTCATATTCGCCCCTAAATAAAATAAAACCATCTCCATAAAGTCTTATATCATAAGCAACTTCCTGCCAACCATATCCAGAGTCATAATTAGTCCTCTTAGCTACTACTTCAAAATTATCCTTACTAACCTGAAATTCATCACCAGCTACACAAACAACATCATCCCAAGATAAGTCATGATCTTTTAAAACATCCAAAGTCTCTTGCCATAAATTCATAAATACCTCCTCAACCGTTTGTTTTTCTCTAATCCATCAAAAAAGCTAAAATCAAATTAAATATAATATAAATATATCCCACTTTATTATTAAATCTAACATCCACACCTCCCTAACCTACGTTGCTATAAACCTTTAAGTAATTTTCAAAATACATAATTATAATTACAATGGTCAATACCTTAAACACTAACTCACTTGGAGTAAGCGGACGATTCTCCATAAAAACGCCTCTAATAATTTCTGATATATTTCTTAACGCTATTAAAGCCATAACTACAGAAAGATACGTAATCATTTTTGGACTCATCTACACCTCCAAATAAAGCTCCATTTCATTTAACAATCTATTCATACCTTTTTTGCTCGCCACTAACGTATCACTTAAATCGCTAATATCACTAGCTTTAGTTCCCGCCTCTAATATCTCCATTGACAAGCCTTGTTCGACACCTTTAAGTATGCCATGCAAAGCTAGAGCCTCATCTTCTTTCATCTTTACTTCAAATTTTATAGTATCAGTCATCTATATCTCCCTAAAATCAATACCTTCGTACTTATGCAACAACATCTTCTTTTTGAGTATATACTCTTTGGTTTTGTAACCTTTTACGTCTTCTACGACCACACCACCAGTCTTTGTATCTGTGTATCTAAAGTCAGCATAGTAACTAACCTTATACAAAGTTTCAGTCTCAGTCCTAATAGTCGGTATCAGCTCAAAGGCAGGCTGCAGCTCCAAATCTTTGATAACCCCAGCCCTCTCCATAAGTTTAAGCTCCGTATATCTCCTAGCCTCTTTTTGACTATCAAACTTATGTCCATCTACAACTATTTTTTTATTGCCATACTTGTTATAGCTCTTATTTCGCTCTCTAACGATTTTAACCCCCTTGTCCATACAATTACATGTCTTTTACATTTAAAATTAATCTATCTATAAAATATTAACAATTTGACCCATATTAAAAAGGTATCGAACCATTATCTTCCATTTCGATAAAATCATTACCAAATAAATCATCATTACTGTTATTTTGGCTTGTATCAGTTTGACCCTCACTAGCCTTAGATAAAAACTCAACACTATTTGCTAAAATATCTGTGGTATAAACTGTCTTACCGTCCTTATCTTGATAAGACCCAGTTTGTATGCTACCAACCACTGCACACTGACTGCCCTTTCTTAAATATTTATTGCAATGCTCTGCAGTCTGTCCCCATACATTGACACGGGGAAAGTCAGCAGTAGGCCAACCGTTAGCCTCTGCTTGCTCCCTTTTATCCCTGCTCATCTGTCTATCAATGGCCAATGTAAAGGTACATGTTGCTTTACCTGATTGTGTATATCTTAACTCTGGATCTCGCACCAATCGGCCTATAGCCATAACTTTATTCATAAATTCTAATTCCTCCCATTTTTTATATAATTCTACTAGCCCGTAATTGAGGCTTTTATCTCTGTTTCTGCCCCACTCTTTAAGCCAATCATTGTTATCCCAATTCATGCGGTTAAAAGTCCTCTGCATCTTGGGTTTTAAAGTCTTAGGTTTGTAAGTCATAGTCACCCCTTAATACAAAACAGTCATCATTTGTCAGCGTAGCTTTATCCAGCTAACACCTTAAGCTTCTGTTCTTTAACATCATCAGGTATCTTTGCAATATCCATAGGCTTAAGGCTTATCTCATCAAGCAAGTCCTCAAAGCTTAGATAATCAAGGTTTACACTATATAACAAGCTATCAACCCTTTTTGTGTACCTATCAATCCTCTTTTGACCAAAACCAAACTCAAGCCTCAATGCCTCAATAGTCAAAGCTAGAAACTGTACTACAACTTCGCGGTTTTTAGCCTCATTCTCACGCCTAAAATGTTCTGATAAATTATCAATTTCTTTGCTAGATAGGTTTAGTTTGCGTTCATATTTACGCTTTTGTTGCCTATTCATACCAAATCACTCTCCTTAACAAAAGTTCCATTCTTCACTACACCTTTTCTGTCGACAATCTCTTTATAAGCCACTTCCACGCAATCAGTAATATCTAAATCATATTTAGTACAAACATTCAATAAAGGTTGAATTATAATCTGAGACATCCCTCCCAAATAAGTAGTGTCACCAATCAGATCGTGTGTGCCAACCAGTAAATCCTGAATAATAGGCGCTTTTCTCAAATCCTGTTTAGTTTCATTGTTTAGGATTTCTTCTAAATCATAATATAAGTTTTCTGTATAGTCATTCTCCACTACAAAGCCCACAACCAAAGTAACAAACACATCCCCAATAGAGTCCTTAATCACATCAATATCATCCTTGGATATCCCAATAATAAGCTCCGCCACTTCCTCAGCAGTCTTAATCAACTGACCTTCAACCGTGCCATTTTTGTCAAGCCCACGGTCTATTGCCCATTGTTCTATAAGTTTAATTAATTCTCGCATTTCCATCTTCATCAACCTCTCCCAAATACATATAAAAAAAGTTCGAAAACATCTCTGTAAGTTTAGCTTCCGCTTCTTCTTCAGATTGTGCTTCAATATCTACTTCCTGATGTACTTCAAATCTATAAGTTGTTGGTTTTTGTTCAATCATTCCTCCACCTCCATTTCCGCATCAATAAGCTTAAACCTACTTTGTTCATCATCTCTTATCCAAACACCTGTAAACTTATCCATGCCATAAAACATATTGTCAATAATCATAAAGTTAGTCCATATATGTTTTTCAGAATCCCAAACCTTAAAATCAATATTCATTCCTCCACCTCTACTATCTCAAAATCCTCTAACTTTGTATCGTATTTTTCTTTAATATCTTCAATTTCTTCTAGGGTAAATTTTCCTTTTATCCAATTAAAGCTTAAGATTCTATCTAAGCCATAAACATCAAGTCTGCAATCATAATTAAGATAATTATAATCGGCATTTATCCATTTATACCTTAAATAAAATTTTTTCTCTTCCCAACGCTCCTCAACTGGCGTTTCTATATAATCCCATAATAGTTTATATAGAGTAGCTCGCTCTAATTCGTTTAGTAAGGCAAACCCGCTACTAAACATTGTTAATCTATGTCTAGATTTTAAGTAAACACTTGCTATTATCAAATCTTTAATTAAAATGTTAAGTTCATCTCCGTCACTTTCAGTTTTAAGTCCTATTTTTTCAACGTTTTTAATAAATTTTTTTGTTTTCATTCCGCATACGCTCCTTTCCTATGCAAAACCTTTGACACAGTCGTCTGGGTAGATCCCACTATCTCAGCAATCTTATCCTGTGACAAATTCTCTTTTCTGAGTTTTCTAATCCTTTTAATAGTCTCGTCATCTAGCTTAACACCTTTATTTTCTGATATGGGCTCAGGTTGATAAGGTTTATAGTTAATAGCCCCTTTTACATAAGCCCCATCACGCTCAAGCTCATAGCTTACATACCTAGACCCACCGCTCAAAAACCATATCACTCGACTATCGCTAGCCTTTGCATTCTGTGGCAGCAGGCAACCCTCAAAGACAATGGAGTTAACTAAACACTTTTCCTCGTACTCCCTAA